TGAGGGGGCTAAAATGGCTATAAGCAACATTCGTCCAGCAGCATCATATACAAGTCACGGCAAGACGGTCTTCCCGTTCAACATTGTCGAATCGGAAGTCACCGACTCTGAGACGGGCAAGGCGCGCACCCAGTACGAATACGACGAAGCACGGGTCGAAGGCGAAGTGACTCGCGACAAGCTGATTTCCGCGGGCATCGCAGCACGGTACAGCATTGAAGAGGAACTGGCGACGATCAACAACTACCTGGAAGACAAGGTGAAGTACGAACCGGAATATGCGGAATATCAGATAGTTCGGGCGGATGCCAAAGCGTTAGCAACGGCGGTAGCGGCTTTGACTGCTTTTGTTCCCGAACTACCATATGAGTTTGAATTATAATTGAAATGTTTTCACCGGAGCAATGCGTTTTACCATTGCGGACAAACTAGGGTAGACAATCCATGTTATTATTGTTTACCATCAATCGGAGTTTGTGAGGGATGTTTTTTATCGAAATATAAGGAGGTGGCAACATGCCTAGAGGAGACGGAACAGGGCCGGAAGGACAGGGCCCACAAACCGGGCGAGGGCGGGGAACATGCCCGCCACGACCGAGACCGAGAAGGTAAAGCAATGGATGACAACAGATACTACGGTGTGTGGCTACCAGACCTAGCAAAAAACGGAGTCTGGTTTGTGAGCGGTGCGACTGGGGTGATCTTCCATACGCAGAATTTGAATGTCGCGCATGCTCAGGCGATGTCGATGGGAGGGACGGCGCAGGTGGCCCGGATCTGGCAGGAAGGTAAGCCTCTCTCTATTGATTGGGAAAGGAAATGATTATAATGCCTGATAAGGGCTATGGCGTGTGGTGGGATTTCGAAGGGGCGTATGACCCCTGCTGGTTTATGGATGCTGGCGGTGTGATTTTCTGCACGGACAATCTAGGATATGCTCGGGCTATGGCAATAGCTCACGGCGGTGAGGTACAAAGGATGGGACCCAAGGGCCAGCCTCTTTCCATCGAAGAAGAGATAGACAACACTCGCCAGGCAAGGCATGAGTTGACCAGGATGGATGAGCAGGCTGGGCAATCACTGTACGGCAGACTCCATAATGTCTAACCGTATCGTTACAATAGATGGTTATGATGCTGAGGCTCAGCCGCCTCTTACAGTAGATACGATTCACCTGTGGGAAGATTATGAGCCGAATCTCCGAGGTCGGGTCGTTGCCAAGGTCCCGCACGGAACGGAAGTCGAACTAATAGAACGTCAGGGCAATGGCGTGTTGGTTGAGTACAAAGGCAAGCAGGGCTGGTGTACGTACTGGTTCCTCAAGGAGTTCAAGTAGTGCCCGATCCATTGGCGGTGCTATCGATGCGCCGATTCAAGGCGCAATTACTGGCCAGAGACGCCGAACAGATGCGGATCATGGCCAGGCAGTGGACAGGCGTAGAGAGACAGCTTGACGCGCACATTTCCGCGCTGGCCCGAGAGATAGACGAAAAGCGACGGAATGGCGAGATCGTATCTCAGACCAGGCTATACCAACTGCAGAGGTACAAGTCATTGAAGGCTCAGACGGAAGAGGAGTTCAGCAGGTATGCAAACTGGGCCACGACGGAGGTCACCGAACAGCAGAGGGCGCTGGCGAAATTGGGGCTGGATCATGGTGCCCGGGCAATCGGCGACGTGTACGCTCAGCACGGGATGGTCGGGACGTTCGATCGCCTACCGGTGCAAGCGGCAGAGAACATGGCCGGCCTCGCAGGAGACGGTAGACCCGTGGGGGTATTGCTGAAGAATCGCATCAACCCGCACTACAGCGATGAGAGGGCACTGAGCGCGTGGACGAATCTGACTGATACACTGGTAAGGAACACCGCGTTAGGGATCAACCCGCGGGAAACCGCGGAGGCCATGCGGGATGATCTGGCCGGGGGATTGCAGAAAGGGTTGACCATTGCCCGGACGGAGCAATTACGCGTCTATCGGCAAGCCAACCAGCAGCAATACCAGGAGTCCGGTGTGGTGTCCGGGCACAAGCGATTATGCGACCATACCGATCGAACTTGCATTGCGTGTCTTGCCGATGAGGGCACGTTGTATCCGGTGACAGAGCCGATCTTCGATCATCCTGCCGGCAGATGTACCTCAGTGCCGGTGGTGAAAGGTCTGCCTGAGTTGCAGTTCGAAACAGGCGAAGAGTGGCTGTCGAATATGGACGACGAGGATGCGCGGAAGATCATGGGGAATGAGCGGTACGAGGCCTGGAAAGACGGCACGCCGATGAAAGACTTTATCACCTACACTGACCATCCCACCTGGGGCCGAGGCTTGACGCCGACACCGGTGAGTAAGTTGAGCAAGGTGACGAAGCCGCCAGTGACGCCGATTGGCCTTCGGTTGAGCAAGCCGCGACTATGAGCGATAATGCGCTTATGGAGGTCATGCAGGAACTCGGCGGTGATGCGCCGGAGCAATATGCCTACATGGTCGAGCAAACGGCAAAGTTAAACAAGCAATTCGGAAAGCAGATGTTTGACCCCGCAACGTATCCTTACAAGACAGTGATGGCGCAGAATAAAGTGGACTTGGCGGCGCTTGGCAAAAATCTCCCCACTTCTCCTGCAGCGACGACAGCACCAGCGGCCCCGACTTCTACGATTGCGGAGAGGTACGGACAAAATCTTACATTCGCGGATATGGACGAAGCGTATGAGTGGACAAAAGACAATTTCGCCGATGTGGCCTCGAAGTTGACAGAGAGCCAGTACAAGTCGATACAGGACTATTGCGGATTTGAGTACGCTGATGTGAACTACGCCTTGCGTGGCGAAACAGGTCTGCAGGGTCCAGGTGGTAAGATTGTACGTGACTTGGATAATGTTTTGGCGAAGTCGACGACTCCGGATGACTTGGTTGTCTATCGGGGTGCGGGTAATGTGCGGAGCGCGGAAGGAAATATTATTGATTGGGAGCGTTTGACCGGTATGGAGTACACTGACCCTGCGTACACGTCTGCTGCTTTGGTCCCTGGCGGTGCGGAGTTACACTTCGAATCAACGTTTTTTGAGATCAATGTGCCTGCCGGTTCGCGTGGCATGTCTGTGATGGATGTGTCTGGCTACGTAGAAGAGGCGGAATTTCTGCTACCGCGCGGCTCCACGTTTAGCATTACAGCCGTGGAAAAGCAAGGAGGCAAGACGTTAGTGAAGATGGACTTGAGAGGGTGAAATGCCAAAAAGACGTAAGACAACGAAGAGTGGTGTCAAGGCCAAGAGGCGAGCAGATCCTGCACGAGACAAGAGCGAAAAGTTCAGGACACGTCTGGTATTCGAGGATGGCCGGTTGCGAGTAGTGTCGCTTCAGCCTAAGACGAGTAAGCCTGCCGTAAATGCGATTTAAGCCGTTTTCCGCGTGTGCGCCTTTTGCAAACACATGGGGGACGAGAAGCGCAAGTGCGACGCCTTTGATGAGACACCCTTGCAGATATGGTTCAAGTTCGGAGTGTACGAGTCCTGCACGGAGGCCGAGTATCAGGCGGCGGTGAGTCGGATTAGAGAGGCTGCTGGCTAGGCTGTGAAAGGCAGGTGAGCGATGAAGAGAAACTGAGGTTGCGTTTTTGTGTGATCCGTGATATATTGGTATCAGTGAGAGACAGAAACACAAGGGCGAGATGCCCAGGAGGGCGAGATGCCAGAGCCAACAACGGAAGAGAAGAAGGCAGCAGAAGAGAAGAAAACGGCAGAGGCAAAAGCAGCAGCAGAGAAGGCCGCTACGGAGAGCAAAACCCCAGCCAATTTCGATGAATGGCTGAAGACACAACCGGCTGACGTGCAGAAACTGTACAACGATGACATCGCCGGTCTGAAAAGCGCGTTGACTAGCGAGAGGCAGCAACGCAAGGACCTTGAGGGCCAGTTGCGAGACGCAGCGGCCAAAGCGGAAAAGGGGTCAGAGGCTGAGAAGCTACTGACCGAACAAGCTGATCAACTCCAGGGATTGGAGCTGCAGGCCGCGTTTTACGATGATGCCCATACACAGGGCGTAACCAATCTGAAGCTGGCTTGGATGGCGGCTCAGGAGGTGGATGCGTTCGACCGTAGGGGCAACGTCAACTGGGAGGCGCTGAAGACGCAATTCCCGGAACTGTTTGGCAAATCGACGATCCCCGCCGGTGATGCCGGAAAGGGGACACAAACTCCGCCCACTGGCGACGAGAAGAGCATGAACGCGTTTATTCGCGCCGAGGCGGGCAGATAATAGCGGAGGTGTAAAGTGGCATACAATAGTTTAATTTCAAGGACGGATGCTGCGGCTCTCATTCCAGAGGAAGTGAGTCGGGAGATCATCAAACACGTACCCGAATCCAGTGCGGTGATGAAGCTGGCTCGGCAGATGCCAACCATGAGTCGTAAACAGCGTCGGATGCCGGTGGCTTCGGCGTTGGCAACTGCGTATTTCGTGTCTGGCGATACGGGGCTTAAGCAAACTACCGAGATGAACTGGGAGAACAAGTACATTGATGCCGAGGAGTTGGCCTGTATTGTGCCGATTTCGGAGTCGGTGCTCGATGATTCGAGCTACGACATTTGGGGCGAAATTCAGCCCTCGATCGTCGAAGCGTTCGGCATCGCGTTCGACCAGGCGGTGCTGTACGGGACGAATATTCCGGCGTCATGGACGACAAACATGGGAGCGGCCGGCCTCAAGGCCCTGTGCACTGCGGCCAGTTCGACTCTCTCTCTCGCAGCCTACACTGATCTGTACGAAGTTCTGATGGGCGAGACAGCGGGAGGTACAGATGGTATCCTGATGACCATCGAGGCAGACGGGTACATTCCCTCTGCCCACTTGGCCCACGTCTCAATGCGAGGCAAGTTGCGAAACTGTCGCGACTCAGACGGCAACCCGATTTTCAAGAGTTCCATGCAGGAAGCGACCCGGTACGAGCTAGATGGAGCGCCGATTGACTTCCCGCTGAACGGGTCTATCGACTCGGCCGAGAGCCTGATGTTCTCCGGTGACTGGACGAAACTTGTGTACGCCATGCGGCAGGATATTACATGGAAGATTCTCACAGAAGCGGTGATCCAGGACGGTGCGGGGAACATCATCTACAACCTGGCCCAGCAAGACATGGTGGCCCTGCGGGCTGTAATGCGAGTCGGTGTTGCTTTGCCGAACCCGCTCAACCGGATGCAGGCAACGGCAGCTAATCGCTGCGCGTTTAGCTGCCTCACGGCATAAGGGGGCATGACATAATGGGTTTGTATCCAAGAAATCTCAATCAGTTCATCGCCTTGCAGGGAATCCCGCGAGGTCCGAAGAGCAAAATATACCTGGTGGACCCGGACAACGGGTCTGACAGCAATCCCGGCACCAATTTCAGGTGGCCGCTGGCTTCGATCGCAGCGGCAGAGGATTTGTGCGTTGACAACCAGAACGACTGCGTTGTGTATCTCGGTGGCGACACCTCCGACAACCTGGCGGCAGTGCTCACCTGGGACAAGAGTTACACGCACTTGGTCGGTTGGTCTGCACCGGTTCCTGTGGCTAATCGAGCGAGAATCTTCCAGGGGGCAGCCGTAACGGCAGTTTCTCCTTCGGTGAATATCACCGGCTCGGGTTGTATCTTCAAGAACGTGATGTTCTACCAGGGAGTTGCGGACGCTGGAAACCTGCTGAACGTGCAGGTCACTGGTGAGCGGAACTACTTCGAGAACGTTCACTTCGCTGCGCCTGGCAATGCTGCTCATGCAATCAACACCGGTGGAGCGCTCAAGCTGAACGGGGCCGGGGAATGTTTCTTCAAGAACTGTACGATCGGGCTGACTGCGATCGCACTGGCAACAGGGTACTCGTTGCTTCTGGTCGACGGAGACGCGGCCCGGAACAAGTTCGAGAATTGCGACTTCATCATGCGAGCAGGAGCCACGACGGTGTATTTCGGCGAGACGGTCGACGCCACCGCGATTCTCGACTACCTGCTGTTCGACAGCTGTCGATTCATCAACGTGTCCACGACCAACGCGGTCGGGACGGCGTTCCTGTTCGTGAATCCCAACGCAGACCGCCAGATTCTGATGCGAAAGTGCACGGGCTTCGGGCTGGGTGCATGGGACACGACTAACACTGACGTAGTGTTGGGCGACATGGGCACGCCGACTGCCGTTGACCTGTCCGGTGTCGCAATAGCGATGGACGGCTAGAACATCTGAGCACGGATAATGTGAGATCCCCTCCATTCTACGGGGTGGGGGGGGCTAGTTGAAGCAGGAGGTGTAACAATGACTGTAGCAAGAAACTATGAAGGGCAGGGCGGTGGCTTGACCATCGACATCACCGGTCAGGTTGGTACGGCAATCGGCGAAGTGTTGAACCCGGAGGGGGTGGATGTAACCATCACCCAGGCGTGGTTAGAGATAATCACGGCTTCTACTGCTGGATGCAACCTGTCCTGCGGCATCGAAGCAACGGGTGTAACTGCCACTGACCTGTGGAACGCAGGCGCAGTGGACGGCTTGACGGCAGGTTCTCTGTCGAATTGCTTTGCTCCGCAAGACACGGCAGAAACCGAACTGACCGACCCGGTTGATTGGGGTGCAGCGCAGTACATCACGTTTACGGGCTCGGCATCGAGCGTGGGCCTGTCTGCCCGCTTGCACGTCACGTATACCCGA